GACCTGCTGCCGCCGCACATCCTGGAATGGCTGCACGGCGAGTTCAAGGCGCGGGGGTTCGGCGACTACGAGGGCATCGCCGAGCGGCTGAACGCCCGCCTCGCGGCCGAGGGCTGCACGCTCAGCATCCGGAAGTCGGCGCTGCACGACTATGGGGCGGAGTTCCGGGCGTATGCGCTGATGGAGCGCCAGTCGCAGGCCCAGATCCGCGCCTTCATGGAGGAGGCGAGCCTGCGCGACGAGGCGGACGTGACCACCGCCCTCTTCCAGCAGCTCACGGCGATCCAGTTCCGGCTGCAGATGGCCATGGCGGTCGAGGGCGAGAGGCCCGACCCGCGCGGCATGAAGGACCTGACGGTGGCGCTGAACAACCTCATCCGGTCCTCGTCGCTGCGCGCCGCGATCGTCACGGCCGAGCACCGCGAGCAGGCCGCGCGGCTCGACGCGGCCGTCGGGGCCGGCGACATCGACGCCGAGGCGGCGGCGCGGGCGCGCCGGATCATGGGGTTCGCATGAGCGCCCCCGCTCCGGCGCTGCCGCAGGTCGTCCGCTTCCTGCCCTACCAGCGCGCCTGGATCGCTGATGACAGCCGCTTCAAGATCGGCATGTTCGCGCGCCAGACCGGCAAGACCTTCACGACCGGGGGCGAGTGTGTCGACGACTGCGTGCGCGCCTGGGTCGAGGACCGGCGGGTGCGCTGGGTGATCCTGAGCCGCGGCGAGCGGCAGGCGGCCGAGATGATGGCCGAGGTCATCAAGCCCTTCACGGCGGCGTTCTACGGGGTCTACAACACCCTGTTGAGAGGGGGCGAACCCAGCTTTCACGAGGGCGAGTTCCGCAGCCCCCAGGCGGCCGGGCCCGATGCCGTCTGCAAGGCGCTCGAGGTGCGGTTTCCCAACGGCAGCCGGATCACGGCGCTGCCCGCCAACCCCGACACCGCGCGCGGCTTCAGCGCGAACGTGATCCTCGACGAGTTCGCGTTTCACGCGAGGTCGCGCGACATCTGGGCGGCGCTCTTCCCGGTGATCAGCCGGACCGGGCTGAAGCTGCGGGTGATCAGCACCCCGAACGGCAAGGGCAACAAGTTCCACGAGCTGATGACCGCCGAAGGCTCGGTCTGGTCGCGCCATGTGGTCGACATCCACGAGGCGGTGCGCCAGGGGCTCGAGCGCGACATCGACATGCTGCGCCGGGGCATGGCCGACGAGGATGCCTGGGCGCAGGAATACGAGCTGAAGTGGCTCGACGAGGCCAGCGCCTGGATCGACTACGACCTGATCGCAGGCTGCGAGCACCCCGAGGCGGGGCGCCCCGAGCTTTACCGCGGCGGGCTCTGCTTCGTCGGCGTCGACATCGCGGCGAGGAACGACCTCTTCGTGATCTGGGTGCTCGAGCAAGTCGGAGACGTGCTCTGGACGCGCGAGATCATCGCCCGGCGCCGGATCAGCTTTGCCGAGCAGGACCGGCTGCTGGACGAGGTGATGTCCCGCTACCGCGTCGTGCGGGTGCGCATCGACCAGACCGGGATGGGCGAGAAGCCGGTCGAGGACGCGCAGCGCCGCCACGGCGCGCTCCGGGTCGAGGGCGTGCAGTTCACGGCCGCCGCGAAGCTCGACATGGCCACCGCGCTCAAGGAGGCGATGCAGGACCGCCGCGCGCGCATCCCCGCCGGCGACGTCGCCCTTCGCGCCGACCTGCATGCGATCAAGGCCCAGGTGGGCATCACCGGCACCCGCCGCCTGGTGGCCGACGGCGACAGCGACGGCCACGCCGACCGGTTCTGGGCCGGGGCGCTGGCGGTCTCGGCCGCGCGCGAGGGTTCGGCGGACTACGCCTATCGCCCGGCCGGGCGCGGCGCGGGGGGCGCGGGCGAGCCGGAGGATGCGCTGCGGCCGTGGTGGCGGCGGCCGGCGGGCGCGGGACTGCGGGGGAGGCTGTGATGGCGGAGCGGACGGCGCGGCCGGAGACGGCACTTCTGACGCGCGAGATCGCCGGCGCGACGCTCGCCGGCGTGCGCTCTCCCCTGCCGGGATACCCCGCCGACGGGCTTGACCCCGTGCGGCTGGCCGCGATCCTGCGGCAGGCCGACCAGGGCGATGCGACCGCCTTCCTCGACCTCGCCGAGACCATCGAGGAGCGCGACCCCCACTACCTCGGCGTGCTCGCGACCCGCAAGCGGTCGGTCGCCCAGCTCGAGCTCAAGGTCGAGGCGGCCTCGGACGCGGCCGCCGACCTCGACCGGGCGGAGATGGTGCGCGCCTGGCTCGCGCGCGACGAGCTCGCAGCCGAGCTCTTCGACATCCTCGACTGCCTCGGCAAGGGCTGTTCCTTCACCGAGATCATCTGGGAGCGGTCGGAGCGCCAGTGGCGCCCGGCGCGGCTGGAGTGGCGCGACCCGCGCTGGTTCCGCCTCGACCGGCGCGACCTTGCCACGCCCCTGATGCTTGCCGCCGACGGCAGCGAGACGCCCCTGCGGCCGTTCAAGTTCATCGCCGCGCGGATCGCCGCCAAATCGGGCCTGCCGCTGCGCGGCGGGCTGGCCCGCGTCGCCGCCTGGGCCTGGATGTTCAAGGCCTACACCCAGCGCGACTGGGCGATCTTCACCCAGACCTACGGCCAGCCGCTGCGGCTGGGCAGGTACGGGGCCGGCGCCAGCGAGGCCGACCGCGACACGCTCTTCCGGGCGGTGGCCAACATCGCCGGGGACTGCGCCGCGATCGTGCCCGAGAGCATGCAGATCGAGTTCGTCCAGCCGCCGTCGCTGGCCGGGGCGGCCGAGCTGTACGAGCGGCGCGCCGACTGGCTGGACCGGCAGGTCAGCAAGGCGGTGCTGGGCCAGACCACGACCACCGACGCCGTCGCGGGAGGCCACGCCGTCAGCCGCGAGCACCGGCTGGTGCAGGAGGACATCGAGCGCGCCGACGCCCGCGCGCTGACCGCGATCCTCAACCGCGACCTGGTCCGGCCCTGGGTCGAGCTGGAATGGGGGCCCCAGCCGCGCTATCCGCGCCTCGCGCTGGTGCGGCCCGAGGCCGAGGACATCGAGCGGATGGCGCGCACGCTGGCGCTGCTCGTCCCCCTCGGGCTGAGGGTCGAGACGGCGGAGGTGCGCGACCGGCTGGGGCTGGCCGACCCGGCGCCGGGGGCCGAGACGCTGGCCGCGCCCGCGGCGACCGACCCAGGGGGCGGGATGGCCTCATTGAACGGGGTTTTGGGGGTTTTTAAAGGGGGTCCCGGCCATCGGGCCACCTTGACCGCCCCCGGCGCGGAAGGGCCCTCAGCGGCCCTCCCAGCGCCTCCGGGGATCGAGGCTGCACCCGGGGTGCGGATGCAGGCCGAGGCGCCCCCCGTCACGCCCGACGCCCCGGCGCTGCTGGCCGCGCGGCTCGAGGCCGCGGCGCAGCCCGCGATCGCCGGCTGGCTGGCGCGGATCGAGGCGATCCTCGCCGCCGCCGGCAGCCTCGAGGAGGCGCGCGAGATGCTGCTTGCGGCCTTTCCCGACGTCGATGCGGGCCCGCTGGCCGAGGTGCTCGGCCAGGCCATGACCGCCGCGCACCTGGCCGGGCGGGCGATGGTGGCGGCCGAGGCGGAGGGGGCGGACGGCGGTGCCTGACGACGGCGTCCTTTCCGGCGTCTTCCAGCTCCCCTTCCCCGAGCAGATCGCCGCCTTCCGGCTGCGGCTGGGCAACCTCGTCCCGACCGCGCGCTGGGACGACATCGAGGGGCAGGCGCACGACCGCGCCTTCATGGTCGCCGGCGCGATGAAGGCCGAGCTGCTGGCCGACCTCGCCGCCGCGGTGGACCGCGGCATCGCCGGGGGCGGCACGCTCGACGACTTCCGCCGCGACTTCCGCGCCATCGTCGCCCGCCACGGCTGGCACGGCTGGACCGGCGAGGGCACGAAGGCCGGCGAGGCCTGGCGGACGCGGGTGATCTGGCGCACCAACATGGCCACCACCTGGGCCGCCGGCCGGCGCGCGCAGCTCGAGGCCGGCAACTTCGCCTTCTGGGTCTACCGCCACGGCGGCTCGCGCGAGCCGCGCCCGCAGCACCTGGCCTGGGACGGGCTGGCGCTGCCGCCCGGCCATCCGTTCTGGGCCACGCACGCGCCGCCGAACGGCTGGGGCTGCTCGTGCAAGGTCTACGGCGCCCGCAGCGAGAAGGGCGTCCGCCGCCTCGGCGGCGATCCGGACAAGGCCCTGCCGCCCGGCTGGGACGCCCGCGACCCGCGCACCGGCGCGCCCCCGGGCATCGACAAGGGCTGGGCCCATGCGCCGGGGGCGACGGTGGCCGGGCAAGTCCAGCAGCTCGCGCGGAAGATTGCCGCCCTTCCCGCACCGCTTGGGTCCGCCCTTGGCGATGCGGCCGCAGCACAGGTCGCACGGGCATGGCCGGCCTGGCTGGCTGCGGTCCGCTCCGGCCGGCGGGAAGAGCCGGCGCTGGTCGGAACCCTCTCGCAGGAGGTGCTGAAGCCGCTCGCAGCGCAGGGCGTCGAGCCGACCTCGGCCGAGATCATGGTGCATGCCGGGCTTCTTCTCGGGCCCAAGGCGGACCGGCATGCCCGCGACGGCGATGCCCTGACCGAAGCCGACTGGGAACGGATGCCGATGGGGCTGCGAAGCCCCTCCGCGGTCCTGCTGGACGTGCGCACCGGCGCCCTGCTCTACGTCTTCCCGGCAGCGGACGGCACGGCGCAGATCGCCGTGCGTCTCGATTACCGGACCCGGATCGCCCGTCGCACGGAGACCGTCAACATGGTCGTCTCGGCCTATCGCATCCGGCCCGTGGACCTCGCCGCGCGGCTCGCAGGCGGGCTTGTGGCGCTCATTGCGGGCTCGATCCAGTGAGTGAACTGCGGAACGGCGGAACGGCGGAGGGTCGGGGCACCCCTCATGTGCTAGCGGCCGTCTCCGGCCGGCATCCTGGAACCCGATTTCCAGGGTCGCCGTCCCGTCCTGAGACGTAATCCCGACGGGACAGCATGGCAACCCCGGACGGCAGCAGGGAGAGAGGTGGATGATCCGCATCCGGCTTGACGACGGCGAGGTGACCGCGGCCTTCGGGCGGGTGGCGGCGGCGCTGGGGGACCTGACGCCGCTGATGCAGGAGGTGGGCGAGTATCTCCAGCTCTCGACCGACGAGCGGTTCAAGGCGGGAAAGGCGCCCGACGCCAGCCCATGGGCGCCGAAGAAGCCCTCGACCACCGCCGCGCAGGCGCGCCGGGGCGACCCGCCCGACCCGCGGCCGCTGTTCTGGCGGGGCGATCTGGCGAAGACCATCGCCATGCAGGCCGGGCCGGCCTCGGTCGAGGTCGGCTCGAACCGCATCTACGCCGCGATGATGCAGTTCGGCGGCCGGAAGGCGCGCTTTGCCCATCTCTGGGGCGACATCCCCGCGCGCCCCTTCCTCGGCCTGTCGGCGGAAGACCGGACGGCGAGCCTCGACCTGATCGCCGAGGAGATCGAGGCGGCCGCCGCGGGCTGAGCCCGCCCGCGCCCGCAGGCGGGCCGCAGGCGGCCCTCCCGGCCGGCCGCGGCCCGAACCCGTCCCCGCCCCCCCTTCTTGCGTTTTTTGGACGGCTTCTGGCGCGATCCTGGAGGCAGGGCTGTGCCCCGGGCGGGCGCTTGACGCGCCGGCGCGGCCGGCGCAGGCTGGCAACACCCGCGAAACGCCCCGCGCCGGGCCCCGCCGGGGCCCCGTGCGGGCGCACCGCGCGCCGGCTGCGGCACCCCGGGCGCACGCCCTTGCGGATGGCCGCGCCGTGCTGCGCCCGCCATACCGGGCGCCATGGCCCGCCCCGCGCCCCAGCCTGCCCCGGCCCCTGCCGCCGCCGTCCTGGCGGCCGGGAGCGCGCTGCCCGCCGCCCCGGCGGGGGCGCTTCCCGACTGGGTGCAGCTCTTGCCCGCCGGGGACGAGGTGCGCACCTTCGACGGCCGCGGCCCCTACCGCGTGGCCGACATGGCGGCGCTGGCGCGGGCCTCGATGGCCGATCCGCGCGGGCTGTTCATCGACGAGGGGCACGCGACCGACCTCGGCCAGGCGAGCGCGCCGGCGATGGGCTGGATCGAGGCGCTGGAGGTGCGCGAGGGCGCGCTCTGGGGCCGCGTCGACTGGACGGCGCAGGGCGAGGCGCTGGTGCGCGGCCGCGCCTACCGCGGCCTGTCGCCGGTGCTGATCCTCGACCCCGCCGACCGCCGGACGGTGCTCCGGGTGGCGCGGGCGAGCCTCGTCAACGTTCCGAACCTGCGCGGGCTGGCCGCGCTCAACACGGAGGATCCGATGGAGGATCTGTCTGACCGGCTGGCGGCCGCCCTGGGGCTGGCCGCCGGCGCCCTGCCCGGGGCGCTCATCGAGGCTGCGGCGGCGCAGCGCGCGGCGCTCACGGAGGCCGCGGCGGCGCTGGGGGTCGAGGGCGGCGGGGCGGCGGCGCTGGTCGCCGCGGCGCGGGCGGCAGGCAGCGGGGCGGTGGCCGCGCTGCAGGCCGAGCTTGCCGACCTGCGCGCCGGGATGGCGGCGGCCGCCGCCCGGCAGGCCCGCGCGGCGGCCGAGGCCTGGATGGCGGGGCTGACCCGCGCGATCCCGGCGGCGGACCGCGAGGGGCTGGTCGCGCTGCACGCCGAGGATCCGGCGCGGGCCGCGCGCATCGTCGCGCTCTACCCCGACCTCGGCCGGTCCGGCGCCGACGCCGGGCGCCCGCCCGCCGCGGCACCCGGCCGCCCGGGCGAGGGGCTGACGGCGCAGCAGCGCGAGGTGATCCGCGCGCTCGGCACCGACCCGGCACGCTACCGCGATGTTCTGGCGGCCGAGGCCGCCGAAGGGGAGGCCCGCTGATGGCCGCACTGACCGAAGGCCGGAACACGCCCGAGCGTGTCGGCAACGACCTCGCGGGCCTGCTCGGCGCGAACCAGACGATCTTTGCCGGGGCGCTGCTGATGCGCAACGCCTCGGGCCATCTGATCGAGGGCGCGACCGCCACGGGGTCGGTCGGCGTCGGCCGGGCCGAGGAGGCGATGACCTCGACCACCGCGGGGGTGACCGCGATCCGCTACCGCCGCGGCACCTTCCGCTTCGCGAACTCGGCCGCCGGCGATGCCATCACCATCGCCGAGGCCGGCGCGGCCTGCTTCATCGTCGACGACCAGACGGTGGCGAAGACCGACGGCACCGGCACCCGCAGCCGGGCCGGCATCGTCGAGGACGTCGACGCCCTGGGCGTCTGGGTGCGCTGCGACGAAGCCCTGACGAAGGCCGCCTGAGAGGAGATGCCATGATCATCACCGCCCCGCTGCTCGCCGACCTGCGGATCGGCTTTCACGCCGAGTTCCAGGCCGGCATCGCCGCCACGCCGGTCCTGCGCGAGCGCATCGCGACCACCATCCGCTCGACCACCGGCGAGAACCGCTACGGCTGGATGAAGGCGCTGCCCGGCATGCGCGAGTGGATCGGCCCGCGCACCGTCGACAACCTCTCCGAGGCCGCCTACGCGATCGTCAACCGGGCCTTCGAGAAGACCGTCGGGGTCCGGCGCACCGACATCGAGGACGACAACCTCGGCCAGTACGCGGCCGCCTTCCGCCTGCTGGGCGAGGCCGCCGCCGCCCTGCCCGAGACGCTGGTCTGGGATCTCCTGAAGGCGGGCTTCACGACCGACTGCTGGGACGGGCAGTATTTCTTCGACACCGACCATCCGGTCCTGCTGGCCGACGGCACCGCCGGCACCTTCGCCAACACCGACGGCGGGGCGGGCACGGCCTGGTTTCTCGCCGTCACGCGGCGCGCGATCAGGCCGGTCATCTACCAGGAGCGCAAGGCGGTCGCGTTCACCGTCAAGGACCGGCCGGACGACGACAACGTCTTCTGGGAGAACCAGGTCGTCTACGGCGCCGACATGCGCTGCAACGTCGGCTACGGCCTGCCGCAGCTCTGCTGGGGATCGAAGCAGACCCTCGATGCCACCCGTTACGCGACCGCGCGGGCGGCGATCATGGGCTTCAGGGCCGACGGCGGCCGGCCGCTGGGGCTGATGCCCGACCTCCTGATCGTGCCGCCCGCGCTCGAGGGCGCGGCGCGCAAGCTCCTCAACTCCGAGTATGCCTCGGGCGGCGAGAGCAACGAGTGGAAGGGCACGGCCGACCTCCTGGTCGTGCCGTGGCTGGCGTGATGGCGCGCCGGCCGAAGACCGATCCCGAGGGGCAGGCCCCGGCGGCGGTGCCGCCGGGGGAGGGGGAAAATCCGGGCGGGGCGGCGGCTGCCCTCCTGCCCGGGGCCGCCGGTCGCCCGGCGATCTCGGTCACCGGCCCGGCCGGCGGGCGCTGGCGCGCCGGCCGGCATTTCGGGCCGGAGCCGGC